CTGGGGGTGCTCCCTGGGGGCCGGTTCTATTTTGGAGGAGGTTGTCATGAAGATGATTCATGGCTTGTATCTTGCAGATGCAGCTGCAGCTCGTGTTGCAACACTGTTATCTGCACATCGCAATGGTTGTACAGTGGATTTTACCACGCCCTTAATTGGGTCTGAGTATCGCTGGGACCCTGACTTAGGTCGCTCCAAGTGTGCTCGGTCAATGTATGATCATTGTAAGTTGGACGGACTGCCTATGTGGTTGCGTGAGGAAGAGGCAATCCAGAGGGCCAAGCATGGCGCGTATTCGAATATTCGTGGTTATGACGATCCTGCTAGTGATGGTAGGAATCTGGCCACGCTTGTTTCGCGATACTTCTCTGGACATACTGCCCATTTACAGGCGCAGGCTGCACGTCACGCAGACAAGTTCGTGGCAGGTCTGTTTACAGCGAGTGGCGATAGGTTGTCACCTGTATCTTTGGAGGTGGCAGCCGAGTCATTCGAGCGACGTACCGGTCTAGGGTGGCCAGTTGTTACCTCAGACCCGGCTTACCTAGGGCATATCTTGGAGTTGTCCAGGATATTGTTAGTTAACCCTATTGAGCGTCAAGCCTGCCTTCTGTTTCCGGCTTTGATCGGATCACGCGGGCAACCTGCCGGGCCGTATTTACGTGCTAAGGCGCGTGCGGTATTCCAGTGTTCACGAGTGATTGGTAATTTGGAGAAGATGTTCTTCATGCCACTCATGAAGTACCTTAGGGACTTCCCATGCTTTCCAGCGTGGTCGGGCCAATGTTCTGTTAATTGGGCCGTCACTGGGATGTTTGAGGATTGTAGAGGTCCTTTCCTCTCAATTGACTATAGTAATTTTGATGCGTCAGTGTCGGAAACGGTATTGAATCGGGTCTTTGCTATAGTCAAGAATTGGTTCGCTGTGTCATCCCACGATTTATTTGATTTGGTTCGATACCATTTCTTAAATTGTGGTATCATCACACCTAATTCCTACTTAATTGGTAGGAATGGAGGCATACCATCGGGTTCGGTTTTGACGAACTTGATTGGTAGCCTTGTGAACTTGTGGTCAATGGCTTACGCTGCTAACCGATGCGGCGTAACTATCTCCCGTTGTCTTATTCAGGGGGATGATGGTGTCTTCGCCTTTCGGGGTGAGGTGAGCCCGCAAGCTCTATCTAGTGTGTTGTATTCTGACCTTGGTATGGTGATGTCTGTCGATAAGAACTATTTTTCCCCGGATGAGATTCGTTTCTTGTCTATGGTTCATCGCAGATCTTATTCTGTTGATGGGGTTAATGTCGGCATACGTCCACTCATGCGTGTCCTTAACGGGATGATGTCGTATGAGCGCTTTCGGATCAATTGGTCCGGGTATATGGACTCGCTACGGTGGTTTCAACAATTGGAGAACGCTGCTGAGCATCCTTGCTTTAATGCAGCGTGTGAGTGGTTATTGGCTCATGACAAGTTTGC